GTTTAATTGGTGATACTCCATCAGCTATATTGTTTACTCTGTCAACAGCTTTGTCGATTTCGTCAGTAGCAGTCTTTGTACCGTCAACTTTACTTAATTTGCCATTTATGCTTTCCATAGCTTTTGAGGCTCTGTCTGTTGCTGTAATATCAACATTAACATTTCTTTTTTCGAGTTTATCGAGTTCGGCATTTAATGCTTTAACTTTACCTGTGGCATTATCTTTAAAATCAGCAACTATTTCAATTTCTATACTTGAATTTGCCATAGTGTCCTCCTTTCCATCAAATTTACATACAAAAAACGGCTATCATTTTTGATAACCGTTCTTTAGGTATTATTTTTCTTTTTACTGACCAGGTAGATATAATATGTAATATTCTCCACCTTCGTAGTCTTTTAATGCTAAATATATTTGGTCCTTTTTATCTTTGAAAAAGTACGCTGGACGTTCATTTAAAGAAACCTTATTCTCCCAACTGAATTTTTCCAAAACTTTAAATGTTATTTGAGTATTAACTAAAACTTTCTGAAGTTCTCTATTTTCATCCTGAACAGCTATCTCTTTAGTTGGTATCTGCTTTATTGTATAATTATACTCGGCTGATGAACCACCTATAAATAAGCAAGCAACAGGAGGCTCATTCAACACTTCTGAATCCCTTGACGTAACCCATGTCGGATATGATTCTGTTTGTTTTACAAGTGGTTTAAAGCTTAGTTGAGCTGGAATTTCTGCTTCTTTTACTGCAAAAGGAAAATCAAAGTTTTCTTCATCTGTGACTTTGTTATATATCTCTGATAACGATTTTTGGATATTGGTTTCAAGTATGGTATTTTGCTCAGACAACGTATTATATAACTCTTCATATTGGGTATATTCTGACTCTGATATAGCTTTTTCAGCCTTATCTTTAGTAGTATCCAATTTCGAAGTATCATAAGTCTTTGAGAAATAGTTTTTCTTTAAATTGTTTGAATTTTCAACAGTTTCCGTCAACAGTGTGTAATACTTATTATATTTATCTATCTCTGCAGATATTTTATCGTACAAATCTGTCGCTTGATTTCTCACTTCGGATAGTTTTGATAGTTGCTTATTCTCAAAAGCAATTTTGCTTTCTGATTCAATGTCAGAAATATCTTTTTTATAATCAGGATTAAAATACACCTCGTTCTCAAGATGTGACAAATTCGTCAGTTGCTCCTGTATATCTGTATTGTATTTTTCCAAAGTAATTTTACGATACTGAAAAACGCCAATCACTCCTATTGTAGCTAATATAGCCACAATTACAGATATTATAATAAAAATTTTTATTTTTTTCTTTTTCATGTAAAAACCTCCCTTTTGTATAATTTTAGCAAATAGAAGAAGATTTGTCAACTATTTTGCTTTGTAGGGAAGTTTCCAAGCACAATAGGCATTTTACGTTCATTCTTGGCTTTTTCCATGAATGCAAATACTACTTTTTGTTCACCCTCTGTCAGTCGCATTATTTCATTTGGAAATGTACGAAATCCCGAATACACAAAAATATCATACAAATTCCGCATTAATGGACTGACTTCTATCAGTTTTTTATGTAGTCTTCTTCGTCAACGACATCCTCACCGTCAAATCCGCTGAGTTTAAGAACTTCTTCAACTATTTTCGACTTTGTGCCCGCATTAAGCAGAATGTCAACGCAGTCCGCATCATCAAAGATATTGAATTTCTGCTTTATGTCATTGTTACCCCAAATTCTCTGTTTATCTTCATCTACCGTAGCCGTATAAATCAGATTGTTATGATATTCAGTTGTACTTCTTTCACCCGAAATCTTAGGGTATTTCGGTCCGGCCGGATTAGGAATTTGCTTTGTTGCCTTTTTTGCCGCCGCTTGTATTTCACTTTGCGATAATCCTCTTATTCTGAATGAAAATAGGGTTTCACCACTTTGCTTTTTTACAAATATTTTCTTTATGCTATCTTCGTTGCCTGTTTTATAATCTGCCGCCTCAAGCAATGCCTTGACAAGACTTTTTTCGTCCTGTTCAAAGTTGGTTGAAGACTCAAGACCTGTTACATTTGTACTTTCTTTATTTGCCATTTCCCTTACCTCCGCATATATAAATTAAAAATTTTCATAAATTTAAAATGGCTCGTTCTCTCAAACCAAGAACGAGCCATTTTATGTGATTAGTTGTAAAGTTGCTTTGCTGCCATTTCAGAAATCATCTTCGGAATAGAATTTAATCTAAACGAATGTGC